CGCTGAGAGGTATTTATAGTCCTGGTAATGTTTGATAACATCGATACCTGCCCTATTCATGCCTTCACCTGCAGAACAATCTAAAGACTGCCAATCGGTTATTGTGTTCGCTGCTCCGAGGCTGTGATTGCCAAACAGCGTGCTGGAGATTACTTGACCATTGAAGGACATGCGTGGTCTACTAATGCCTCGGGATACGACCAGAGGATTTGACTTACGCTTACCGGCCTTCTTAGATGTACTCCTTGTTCGTTTTGTCATAGTGGTAAAAGCTGGTTGATAACTTGGCGTTTATCTTCTCCCCAGACGCTAGTATTAAAATACTGTTCGATCTCGATCTGAGCGTCTGGACTGATGCCTGATGATAACCAAAAGGAATATCGCCCATAGGAGTCAGGTTCGTTTAATTTACAAGAGGCATTCTTACTACTACGATGGTAGTAAAAATACTCCCGATCCCAACTACCCATGTATTTCCCATCGATGCCCAATCGCTCAAGCATTCGATAGAAGCTGCCTAAAATAGGAACATCAGCACATGTTGCTAAACCGCACATGCCAATGTCTTTTAGGAGCCGACGATAACTTACGATGTCATGTCCGAGATTGACACTAGTGACGTCTTTAGTGAGACAGACTTTGACATTCCGCACCATCCGCCACGTGTTGTTGACGCATATCGGTTTGGTCTGACAAAATTCAACTTGTTCGAACTCTATCACTGGTGTTTCACGTACGACATCGAATCCGAAACCTTGATAATATTTATCCATTTTATCCAAGCGTTTCAGATATTTCCTTTCGGTAAAAATCAGGCAATCGTCACCATTATTAGCGAATTCGAATGGTATGTGTAGGGAAGTCAAGTAAGCGTATGACATTAAACACATGAGCATTTTATTGCCCATACTTGTGTTCATGTCACCCGACATACGAGACCCCTTTGTTTCATATCTAAACCACCCGTCTCGTGCGCGCGCAATACCCCTGTTGTGCAACTGCATCCGCAAAAGCATAGCCAGTTTCTTGGATTTAAATATCCTGTTGTAAACAGAATGTTCAAATTCTAGAGCCTGAACTGATACATGTTGATCAAATCGGGAAGCATCTAACCCCACACAAATAGGTTGCGTGA